AAGCCCATGGCCCCAAGTCCTCCTGAGTTAATCCACAGGCGGGGATGATTGAAGCGGATAAACTGAGCGGCCCACATTTGATGCTGGCCGACGTCCGCGGCGATGATCGCCTCCCCGGCGGAGAGCCGGTCGATTTCAGCCATCAGATGTTGCGGTTTGATCTCCGAGGTAGAGAAGACGGGCGACAACGGATTTTCGGCCTGCCACTGACGGATCTGCTGCCACCACGCGTGCCGATTGCCTGAGTTGAGTTCCGACATTGTGGGCCGCATTTCAGCGAGGGCTCTGTTCAGCTTAGGAAGGACGCGTTTGAGGTCACCGACTATCGGTAGATCAGGGTTACGGTTCTTGCCGATCTCGGCAGGATCGATATCGATGTGGATGACCTTGGCATGTGGCGCGAAAGCCGCGAGACGGCCCGTTACCCGGTCATCAAACCTGACACCCAGGGCAATAAGCAAGTCTGCATGAGTCATCCCCATATTAGCGGCATAACTTCCATGCATTCCAGGCATGCTAACGAAATTGGGATGAGAAGAAGAGAGACTTCCAAGGCCCATGAGCGTACAAACAGCGGGGGCGTCAACAGTTTCGACAAACTCCCGGAGTTCTTCGTGAGCGTCCGAGGCGACAATGCCGCCTCCTGCGTAAACGAAGGGACGTTGAGCCTCCCAGATCATATGCGCAGCGCGGCGGATCTGACCGGAGTGCCCTTCGGTAACAACTTTGTAACCCGGAAGATGGATAGCGTTGACGGGCGTATAGTGGCCCTGACTTTGGAAAACGTCTTTTGGCACATCGACAAGGACAGGGCCGGGCCTGCCGGTGGCAGCGATATAAAAAGCCTCGTGAATGATCTGCGGCAAGTCGCTGAAGTGCTTTACGAGGAAATTATGTTTCGTGCAGGAACGAGTGATGCCGAAAGTGTCAGCCTCCTGGAAAGCGTCGCTACCGATGAGCTTAGTCGAGACCTGCCCTGTAAGAGCGACGATTGGAATGGAATCCATCATGGCATCGACAAGACCAGTGACCAAATTGGTCGCACCCGGGCCGGAAGTTGCACAACAAACTCCAACTTTCCCAGTGGAGCGAGCATATCCTTCAGCGGCGAAGGCGGCATTCTCCTCGTGTCTTACGAGGATATGCCGAATGGGGTGATCGTAGAGCATATCATAGAAGGGAAGCGTGACACCCCCCGGGTATCCAAACATGACATCGACGCCCTCTCTAGAGAGACATTCCAGCAACATCTTTGCGCCACTCATCAGGTTCGACATTGAATACGATTCCTTTCTTTAAAGACAGAAGTTACTTTTCATTAAGAAAAAAGGCCACCGGCCGGCTTTGCCCCGCCTGGTGGCCTCTGGATACAGGTAATCCCGAGGAACTCAGACGGGGCCAGCTACGATGACCCCATTAATAATGATTCCGATTATCAGCAGTGAAAAACGTACGGGGAGGGCGACCGAGGCAGCGGAACGGTTTGGCGTGTCAAGAGCCACGATAGAAATCCCTACACAAAGAAGGATAGGCCAACTGCGTGGTAAATGCAAGAGGGTATCGCGATTAAAACCATTGATGACAGCATAAAGGGTGGGGCAAGGGAGAGGGCTTCAAAAAGAGAAAGACATTATTTTGCAACAGCTTGCGGAGAGATGGCGGTAGCCTCTACGGAGCCATGCCGGAGAGAGCATAAAGATCCGCAACGGTCGTTCACGGAGCCAAAGAAAAGAAATGCCCCTTTGTTTGCATAGCGTAAGGGGCAGTCGCAGGATTGGCACAGTGGCCGCGCTGATACAGTTGAGTCAGGAAGGTCACTGCTTGACGGCAATCGAAACAGAAGCAGGAAGAATCCAGGAAAATGGCCGAGGATGCGCGAACTTAAGAGCGGAGCAAAGAGCAAACAGGCCGGGAAAGCGGGCGCGAAACCCGGAAAGGCAAGAGAGCAAAGGAGCAGGGAGTTCGTAAACGATCTGCTGGAAAAGGTAAAGGAGCAGATGAAGGCGGCAGATTACAAGGTAAGCGTGGCAGACCTAATCAGGCTGTTGCAACTCCAAAAGGAGTTAGAGGAGGAGAGCGTAGAGGAGATCACGGTGAGATGGGTCGAAGGCCGGGAGGAAAAGTAGTCGAACAGGACATCATATACTCCCCTTTACCATCGCAAGCGCAGTTCCATGAGTTGCAAGCCCGGTTCAAGGGGTTCTCTGGGCCGATTGGCAGCGGCAAGAGTCAGGCGCTGGTTAATGAAGCTATCAAACTCAGCTATGTAAACGCTGGTCGGACAGGGCTCCTGGGCGCGCCCACGTACCCAATGCTTCGTGATGCTACCCAGACGGCGTTCTTCGAACTGTTAACAAGCAATGATGTGCCGTATGAATTCTTTAAGGCTGAGAACGTAGTGGTAATGAAACACACAAGGTCTAAAATTCTGTTTCGAGCTTTGGAGGACTTTGAGAGATTGCGCGGAACAAACCTCGCATGGTTTGGAGTAGATGAGTTAACGTACGCGCCAGAAGAGGCATGGTTGAGGCTGCAGGGAAGGTTGCGGGACCCAAAGGCGGCTCGACTGAGCGGGGTAGCAGTGTGGACGCCGAAGGGTTTCGACTGGGTCTATCGAAGGTTCTTAAGCGAGCCTCGTGAGGATCACAAGGCCGTGATGGCAGAGCCACGGGAGAACCGCCACCTATTGGATAAAATACCGGACTTCTATGAGCGGCTGAAGTCCAGCTATGACGAGCGGTTTTACAGGCAAGAAGCGTTGGGTGAATACGTAAATCTCGCGGGAGACAGAGTGTATCACGCGTTCAACAGGCTGCTAAATGTGCGCGAGCGAAAACCGGATCGTGGGAAACCGCTGCTCTGGGCGCTGGACTTCAACGTCGACCCAATGTGTTCGATTGTAGCTCAAAGATATGGGGAGGAGTTTCAGGTGCTTGACGAGATCGTACTAAGAAGAGCATCCACTCAAGAGGCATGCGAGGAATTGGCGACCCGTTATGGAGGGTGGAGCGCGGGAGTGATCGTGTACGGTGACGCGTCCGGTAATCATATGCAGACTTCGGGAACCAGTGATTACACGATTATTCGAAACTATTTTACGAGGTCGGGGATGCGCAATATACATTATTGCGTGGCCCCTTCAAATCCAATGGTCCGCGACCGAGTCAATCTAGTCAATGCAATGCTGCGGTCAGCAGAACAGAATACGCGGTTGTTTATAGAGCCTAGATGTAAAGAACTCATTCTAGACTTGGAACAGGTTACATACAAACCACAATCACTCCAGCTAGACAAATCGAGCGATCCACGCCGAACGCATTTGAGCGACGCGCTGGGATACCTAATATGGCATGAATGTGGAGAAAGGCCAACCATTGGAGAGCGACGTGAGCGACTATTGTAACAATGTAATACGCAGTACAATGACAAGGCATTCACAATGGATATAACACTTGAGCACCCCCACTATGCCGCCGAAAAGGAAATGCTCGGAAAATATTGGGACTTGTACGTCGGAGGCGAGCACATAAAAGCAAAGGGCAGAGACTACCTGGCGCAGAGGCAAAAGGAGCCGCACCAAGTGTACATGGAGCGCCTCTCCAGACTCTTCTATGAAAACTACATCGGCTCCATAGTCGATTGGTACGCGGCGACCTTGTTTAAACGGGAACCAGTCGTGACTCTGGAGAGCGACCGGGGAGACGCACGCACATTTTTCGGCGAATTCAGTGAGGACTGCGATCTCAAAGGAAACACTCTCACGGCGATATTAAGACAACAGCTCATCTCGGCGCTGGTGCAAGGAAGAAGTTACCTGCTAGTCGATTTTCCGAAGAGCACACGGTCGCCGCGATCACGCGCCCAAGAGGAACAGTTAGGGCTGGCGCGAGCATATGTGGTTGATTTTCGAGCTGACAATCTAACCAATTGGTCCACAGATGAACGCGGCGCCTTTGAATGGGTAATTCTAAGGCAAACGTTTCTGAGGCAAGCGCAACCCATAAAGGGCGAGCTGCAAAGAGAAACGCGCTGGCTGTACTATGACCGGCATATGTACAAAGTATTTGCGAAAAACGAGAAGAGTGAGGAGCAGGAAGAACCACAACTCGTGGATGAAGGTGTACATGGCCTTTCTCATCAGGGTATGGTTCCGCTGCTGGAGTTACGGATGACGGACGGCCTTTGGCTAATGAACAAAGCCGCTCTCTTGCAGCTCGAGCATTTCAACAAGTCCAATGCACTCGCCTGGGCCCTGACTATGGGTTTGTTTTCGATGCCCGTTGTGTACTCTGACCGGGAGTGGAAACAAGTAATGGGAGAGTCCTACTATATTCAACTCGGACAACAGGACCGATTTGGGTGGACGGAGCCGGAGGGTCGGGTGTTTCAGATTGCGGCGGACAATCTCACACGGCTTCAAGAGGAAATTTATAGGGTTTGTTATCTGCTCCATCAGTCGCGGGGTGTGAACAGCAGCGCATTGAGCCAATCAGGTCTCAGCAAGCAAAGGGACTTCGCTGTAACGCATGAAGTTCTGAGAGCGTTCGGCGATCTTGTTAAGGAGTATCTGAAACGGGTGTTAAGAACCATTCATGCAGCGAGGGAAGACGAAGCCCGAATTGACGTCTCCGGCATGGACGATTTTGACATCGGAGACTTCAGTGGCGACCTGGCCGACGCGGAGCGCCTGCTACGGCTCGAGTTCGGCTCGCCAACACTGCGTGCACAGATTTTCAAGAAACTTGCAGGTAAGTATCTCTGTGATGTGCGGCAAGAGACTAAGGACCAGATTTATGAGGAGATTGACGCTTCGATAAAGACTGGCAAGCAATAGCGCGACACCGATCTAGGAGGATCTGGCGTCTCAACGCCCGGCCTGCCGTCAACAACCAAGGGGGAATGATTATGGAACAACACGATAATCCATCTGGGGACGATATAAAAACCATTATCAAGCAAGTGGTGCGAGAATACTCGGACGCCGAACGGGAGCGTGTAGAACCTGCCTACAAAGCCGAGTTGGTGGAGGAGCGCAGAAGGCGGGAGCAATTGGAACGCCGCGTAAACGAGCTCGTGGAGGAAAGCCGGCGAAGCCGGGCGATCGCTGAAGAGGCGGAACGGCATTCCGCGATCAAGGCCGAATTGCAGAGGCAGGGAATCTCAAAGCTGGAGCTCGTATTCAAAGCAGTGAAGGAGGACGTTCGACGGCTGGAGGACGGCCGTTTGGTCGGAGTAAGCGCCGAGGGAGAGATGCCACTTCGCGAGTACATTGCGCAATTTGCTTCTGAGAATCCTGAGTTTCTACCGGCGCGTATGGCCGGCGGTTCGGGGTCCGCCGTTGCCCAACGAAAAGAGCCGCCCACCAGCCGGCCTGTTATCGACGTTGAGGGAATCAGGCCGGGGATGAAGCGTGAGGACCTGGACAGGATCCGTCAAGAGGTAGCCCGCGTTGCGCTGGATACCTTATCCGGCCGATGACGCCGGATCTGGCGGCTGAAGGATGGACCCCAGTCGGGGACTACAAAGCGATTTTGCAGTGAGCAAGTTTAGATTGGGACCCTGAGAGGACCCGACCGAAAGGTGGCCCCCTTTAACGCCGGAGCCGCCTAACCGAATAACACTAAACAGGAGATATAGAAGTCCGATGGGAGCTATTACTTCCTCGAATATTGCGAATGCGATTGTGAAGCTGGTGGCCGTTGATGCCCTGCCGGCGCTGATGGGGAACCTTGTAATGGGAAACCTGGTCAATCGCGATTTTGAGCCGACGCTTGGTCAAGCGGGCGATACAGTGAATGTACCAATTCCGCCGACACTGGTGGCAAACAACATTGCGGAAGGCGGGACTGTAGTCACACAAAACCCGAACCTGGGAAACGCGCAGATTATCCTGAGCACGCATGCTGAGGCAACTTTTCAGATTCCGGACGTCACAAAAGTACTTGCGGTTCCGGAGTTGCTGCAACTGTATATGCAGCCTGCCGTCGTTGCACTTGCAGAGAAGATCGAATCCGATCTGTTGTCGCTGTACTCGCAGTTTACGGCAAACCCCATTGTGGGAACGCCTGGAACGACGATCACAGAAGCAGTGGTGGATGCCGCCGAAACCGCTTTGTTCCAAGCGAAGGTGCCGGCGAGCCAGCCGAAGTATCTTGTCGTGGACGCGGGGACGTACTCACAACTTCGTCAGATTCCGCGCTTTAGCGAATTTCAGTCGGCGGGCGAGGCGGGGCTTCGGGCGCTTGTGGACGGAACCGTCGGCAAAATCAAAGATTTCTTTGTGTTTCGATCCCAGTTTGTTCCCAAGACGGGGAGCGCCCCAGCTACGACTCACAATATCGCCTTTGCAAGAGATGCCGTTGGATTGGTTATCCGCCGGCTGCCACAGCCACTTCCTGGCACTGGAGCCGTGGCAGAGTATGCAGAACTTGGCAACTTTGGGATGAGAGTTGTTATGACGTACGAACCGAACACTTTGTCTCAGCAGTTTACGGTCGATGTGCTGTATGGGACTGCAGCGCTTCGGAACAACTTCGGCGTACAAGTGAAGAGTTAAGCAAGGGAGAAGCCTTGGCGGACGGGACTAACGTCGTTTTCCACAGCATCGAGTACCGATGATAAGGGGCCGTCCGCCACGCCCTTCCATTACGCTAGCAGGAGAAGCCGATGAATTTACGAGCATACTACAAGAAGATCAGGGAAGTAGAGCACAGCATTCCCGAAGAATTCACTATTGTGACCAGTCTTGAAACACCAGATGGAGGGCGGGCCGGCGTCTGTACGGAGGTGACTCGGGCGCAGGCGGCAAAGCTAATCGTTGAAGGCCGAGCTCGCCTGTCTACACAACCCGAAGCGGAAAGGAATCGACGAGACATTCTTGAACAAAGAAAGCTCACGGAAGACCGGCAAGCAGCGACAAAGCTCCAGATAGCGCTGGTATCCGAGAATGAGCTACGTGCTATCCGATCCGCGACGAAGGAGTCGAAGTAAGTAAAAAGGTAAAACAAACATGGCGCTGTGGAAAGATGCGAGCACACCAACCGTTCACGATCTGCGGTTATATGAAAGTGGCATATTGGACATGGCTAGTACGGAGAACGTGGATCTAGGAGATAAACTGCTTGTTGCAAGAAGGGAAGTCGGAAATGAGTTACAGGCTTATCTCCACGAAGACATGAACACGGCCGCGGCGGACTTGAACCGAACCGTTGTAACGCCGCATCTGCGCCAATGGCTAGTACTACACACATTGTCCGTAGTGTATCGCGACGCACACTTCAATCAAGTCAGTCCACGATACAAGGGCAAATGGAATGAGTACGCAGCACTGGCAAATGAGGCGAGGCGGAATCTGTGGATTGCAGGCGTGGGGCTTGTGCATAACCCACTCTACCGGCCCGGAGGACCACAAGTGGCGACCATCAGCGGCCCGCAACCGGCCGGATCGTATTTCGTGCGAGTCAGTTGGGTGAGTGATATGAATGAGGAGAGCGAGGCCAGTGAAATTATAGGCGTCGTCAAGATGTCCCAAGGGCTAATAGCCGTCACCGTAAGCGGGGCACCGAGTGGCGTGATGGGGTGGAATGTTTTCGTGGGGACAAGTGAAGACACGGTGCGCCGGCAGAACCAAGGGATTATTTCCGTTGCGGATACTTGGACGGAACCATCGGGTGGGCTGGTAAACGGCGAGAGTCCTGGTCACGGACAGGACCCGGACGTTTTCATTCGCAGGCAAAATATTCTCATGCGGGGGTAGGTGTGGCGCTACTCAGTACTTTGGCGACAAACGCGTTGCAAACGATATTGACCGGGGAAACCGGGCTCAATATGTCAATCGAACAAGTGGGCGGCATCGCAGGCGAGCCGCTTGCGATGCTCAGCGAGAGTCAGATCGTGCGGCAGTACATTGGCGTGGAGGCCGCCGAAAAGAGCCCCGTGCGCTATCCAATGGCCTATGTGTACTGTGAGAAGGTCACAAACACTTTAAGGGAGAAGTTCAGGGCTATATCTGCGAAATGCCGCCTCGTAGTCGAAGTGCGAGTTTCGCAGGACCGGGTGGAAGGACTAGAGGCGCAAGCACAGCGATATGCAGACGCAGTATGTGACGTGTTGAATCATCACCGTGGCGACTGGGGCAACGGTCTGTATTACGGCGGCGGATACGAGGCCACATTCGCCGCTGTACGAACCGGTGGGCGTAACTATTTGCAAACAGCAAAAATTACCGTGGACGTAGACATTTGTAAGGAGTAAGGAGCAGAGTGGAATGGCGTGTTACATTGCAACGTGGGATAA